ATTCGCTCCATCACCAATGACACCTTCTTTTAATTTTTCAAGAAGAGCATCTGAAGATACTAAATCATTACTAAGTACATCAATATCTGCAAAATATAAATTAGGATTAAACGATGTTATACCATCAATAACTGGTGTTCCATCTTTATAAACACTACGACCAAACTGATCAATTTGGTTTTGTGCCATACTTTGAATTTGATTTAATTCTCTAACCTGTACTGAATATCCAGGTTGAAATAAAACCTTTAAGTAATTTTTATCGCGAGGTGTTTTCCCGCCTGTCGCATTAACGTTAAGATAATCGTCAAAATACGGGTCATCAATAAAAGATTTAATTGCCATAATTTATATCTCTATTCTTTTTAAAGTTGTATAACTAATTTAATGTCTTCTGTTTGCTGATCACTTCTAGTTATTTTTGTTCTATTTTCGTAAAATAATATTTCGCCTGTTTTTCTATTGTATTCAGAACTTCCAAGTGTTGTATAAGTTTCAGTAGTCCAGCTTGCAATTGCGCTACCATCTCTATTCTTCACTACTACCGATCCACTTGAAGGTAATGCTTTTCTATTAATTAAAGAACTATTATTTTGATGATAATAAATCTTATCACCAATAATATGGTCTATAAAAGCTTTGGAAGGCTCATCTGAACCATTTGCAACTTCAATAATATCACCAGGCGATACAGCATTAGCGCCTGCTATAGTACCATCACTCGCTACAATATACTTTAAAGTGTCTAATGTATCTGTTTCGTTATACGTACCAGAAGGAGGTGAATCATCATCGTCGTCTGTACGAATATCCGCCAAAGTTCCTCTTAATAGTGAAATTTGTCGATAGTCAATAACCGGAGCATCTCCTTCAAGATTTCCTTCTAATGAAGCTTCAAGTCCTAAATAATATGATGGTAAATCTTTGGCAGGATTAAAACCAAATCCATTAATAGGAGCAATTAAAGCAACTGCTTCTGCGCCAGAACCAGTAGAATCTTCAATTACAATTGATGCATCAGTATAGGAACTTGTGATTAGTCCTGCAAAAATATCAATATCGCTAATTGAATCACCATCAAGTGTAATTCGTAAATCACCACTACCTACAGCTCCTTCGACATCGCTTAATGTATTTGGTGCACCTACAAGTGTCACTGTAACACTATTGCTATAACCGCTTCCGCCGTTTATAACTTTAATACCATAAATAATACCACCAGTTGCAGCAGCTGCATTCGTTGCATTCGTGCCGGTAATATCAGATGAACTCACTTGTATAAATTGAGATGTATTAAAACCTGTAGAAGAATCAACTACGTCGGCAACATACGCCCATTGATAATTACTTCCACCTGCTCCACCAGCTAATGCATAACTATTTGCTCCACTCTGTGGAACATCACTACCACCTGTACTAACTCCACCTTTATTTCTTAAACATACCCAAATCTTGTTATCATAAACTGCGTAACAAGGTTGTAAAGTATTTTCGCCAGATACGGTTGGTACGAAGGCTGTTGGATCGTTTATATCGTATGTTTTATATATTTGACCGGATTGATATTCTATACGAGGAATAACACGTGATTGTCTAGTTACTTTAACTAAACCAATTAAGTTTTCTTTCACTTCTTCCTTTTCAAGTAATGAACCATCTGGTACACTTGGTGCAAACCCTGCAACTAATTCATCTGCTGCATCTGTTGTCCATGGATCAGATTTACCAATACCAATATAATATTTTTCTGTCCCAGCAACAATTTCATCTATTATGTGCTGAGCTAAGTTTTTACGAAAATCATCTGTAATAATTGCTGCCATTTTATTAATTTCTTTCTAGTTAATAGTTTTATTTATACGATTTTACAGTGTTCCTATGTCAGTAATATCTTGATCTATGCTACTATTATCATAAGTTGTTCCATCACCATCAGCTTCGTAACTACTTAAATCATAGTTGTTATTAGAACTTGGAGTACTAGATGCTGTTCCATCTAAGTAACCACGAAGATAAGGATATATACTACCTACGCCAGTAGCTGTGACGAGAGCACTTAAACCTGTAAATTTTAAATCTTTTTCAATATTCAATGAATCCTCAATTGCACCTTGGTCTAATCTATAATCTTTATATTGACTCATTGGCCCCGATTCAGCAATAAACTTCAATTGTCCTAAAGCATATTGTGAATACATTCTATCGTTAATATTTTCTGAGCTTTCGACTAAGTAAGCTAATATAATATGTGCAAAATAATTTTTTCCTATATTAATCCAATATTGTTCTTCCGATGTCACTGGATTATCAGTAGGTGTAAGGAATGCTTCAACAATAAATGTAAGGAGTGTAAATTCTTTATATAGATAACCAGGTTGAAAAGTTGGAACGCCATAAGCGTCTGGATTGTAAGAATCAAGTTGAGGATCGCGTATCCAGCTAAAATCACTTCTATAATCTACATCATCGCCTGAAAGACGATATAAAGAATTTATTTCTTCTTCCAATAGTCTAAGATCTTCTTCTGCAGATTCTGTATTTTGCTCGGTTGCAATAAATCTTTTCAGTTGATATAATTGGTTTATATAATGATCGTCCCATTTATTTTGTTTAACAATTTTTAAAACTAATGCCGCAAATAATTTCATACCCGCTGGATGAACTAAATTGTTAAACTCATTTATCCAACTTGAACTTGTGATGCCTGATTGAATTTCATAAGAAAAATCTTGCCAATAATTACTATCTTGAAGTTTATTAATGTTAGAAATAAATCCTCGTTTATTTTTATATAATCCTCCTTGAACAGCGTTAGCTTTTTCACTAAAAGATAAGTTAACTAATTTAGGTGAGCCCGGAAGATAATCAAATTCAACATATTGTGTATTTGATGAAACATTTGAATGCTCTACTTCTGTGTATCCTATCTCATAAAGAAATTGATCTTGCCCTAATACGACTGAATTAGTAACAACGCTTTGAGTAGTATTATAAAGACTTGTAATTTCGCTTTGCGACAATTCTTTATCGTAAGCATAAAAAGAATTTATTTCACCAGAAAATGGTAAAGCTGTTGTTTGCACACTTGATGAAGTAGAATTAATCGAAACATCTTCTGGTACACCAAAAGTTCTAAATCCAAAAGCTGTAGCAGCACCAGAACTCGCGCGTGAGCTTCCTATCGATAAATATCTTTGTGTAGCTGATACATCTTCAAAATTAAAAGTATCTGCGTTTACAGAATCACTTCCAGTGTATATATTTTCCCAAGTTCCTCCATCAACGCTAATATCAATAGTGCCATTACCAGATGCATCTGCTCGTAATGCAACCATGTGCCACTCGTTATCAGTAATTTTATTTGTAGTCGAAAAAGCTTGATAATCTTCAGAAAACATATTATTCTCCTGGCCAATGAATCCATGAATAAAAGGTGCACCTGTTGCGGGATATCTTGCGTATGTTGTATTATTATTTCCAGCAATATAGGTGCCAAACTGATTAGATGGTATTGGCATAAACCTTCCTAGAGCGCCATCTTCATGACGTATTAGTAAATATTGCGCTTCTTCAGATTTTGGAGTTCTATAAGAAAATATAGCACTATACGAATATCCAACAAATTGGTCACTATTATTTTTACTAACAAAATTATCTTTCTTTATCCAAGTAACAAAAGTGTGTTGAGGTGTTCCTCCTGCAGATGCTAATCCTAGTTGCTGATTTAAACCTTGTGCAAAAATAGAATCGCCATTAGTTATTGGATTCACCGCTTGACTTGGATTATAGACTAAAGAATTTGATGTATGAGTACAATGATCGCATATGATATCGGCATCTATTGTTCCATAATCTGAAATGTCATTTACAATTGATGTACCAGGCACATAAGATTCTTGTATTCCCAAATCATAATATAATTTTAAACTTCCATCTAAACTTTGGCTATCGTCTAATTGACCTTCGCCATAAGTTATATTCGCATCAATTGTACTTGTACTACTTTGGCTAATTAAATCAATCGATGAAAGAACACCATATTGTTTTTCAGGATATGTACTTACTGTTGTAGCATTTTTATTTGCAGTTACATTTGTATTTGTATCATCAACTGCAATTGATACATCATCGCTACATACTTCAACTTCGTGCAAATGTATTGCCGAGATAGCTCCATCAAACCATATATTATTTAATCCTGGAGAATTATAATTGTTTATGTCTGTGTTGGTTGATGCTTCACTGCCATCGCCTATTACACCAAATCTTTTAAGCTGATCACCGCCAGTAGCAAGTGCAGTTAAACTGCCATTGCCAGTTGCTACAAATTTTGCAACACCATCAATCCACAATATAATACGTTGATTTGCGACACTATACGTAACACCAACATAATGATAATCACCGTCGTTAACTTTTAAGCTTGTGTCGACTGCTCCAACAGTATCACCTGCAGCACGGCCGTTAGCTGCAATATCGAATAATGAAGACGTACCACCAGTCATGTTTGTTCCAATTCCTCCATTATTCGAAGGATTACCAGCAAAAGAAAGGAAACCATCACCATTTATAAAAAGATTAAAAACTTCTGATCTATCAAAATCAATCAATGCCCAATTTGTAGTATTAAGTGCACCATCGGTTGTGCCACTATCGTAATCTGTACGCATCCAAACGAAACACGACATTTCAGCAATGGTTTTTCCAGCACCATAATTTAAATTACTAATAACAGCATAATTGCCAGTTGTACCATTATTAAATTCATATGCTTTCTCAGATAAAAGATAATTATTTTCTAATCCTCCTCTAAGTAGTGCGTCATGACCTAAACCAGATATATCATTCCAAGTTCCTGTTCCAGGAATAGCACTATCACCATCTGCGGCATGAATTTGAAATACTGTGTCATGACTTAATTGTGGTCGATTGAAAAAATCTAAACGTGTACCAATGTTGGCATTTGAAAGTTCATAACCATTCGTTGTAAAACCTGTCACTGTAGATAATCTATCTGTGTTTCCGCTTGGTCGCCAATCACCTTCTGATAAACGAAAAAGATTATCTTTTGGATAAAATATTTGTATAGACTCGTCAAAGAAAAGTTTAAAGAATGTAAGCGCAGAATTTTCTGTACCACGCGACGAATAATAGTCGACTATTCTTTTATAAAAAGAAACTTTATTGAAACTTAAAGAATCAGGAAATGTCTTAGCAATTTCTTTTTGTATTTCATCAATAAACTCAGAAGAAGCAAGATCAATATCTTGTTCTGTCGTAATACTTTCAACTACGTTTGAAGGAAGGCCTTTCGTATTTAAATGACGATAATAATCTTCAAGTAATCGAATTAATACATCTGCATTATCTCTTTGTTGCTCTGGTATTAAATCAGAAACCCGCGAACTTTCAACATTTTGAACCTGTGGCCTGGCAGATGTTACATATGATTCAATATATTTTGACATAAATTAGTAGTTTCGATTAAATGGTGTGTATTGCGTTCTTCCTGTTTCTCCAGAAACTGCGATTGTATCAACTTCTCCTAAGAAGCTTGATTCTGCTGTGTCAAGTTCAAGTATTAAATTACGTTTTCCAACAATATCATTTGAGCGTGGATAAGTTTTTATCTTTACAACTTGTGTACCATCAACTAATAATGCGTTAACTGTTACTAATCCAGTTTCTGGATAAACTGTACCGATTGAACTTGTAAGTCTTCTTTTTTCTCCACCAACAATTCTATATGTGTATAAGTTACGTGTTGTTTCTGTTTCAGGCTCGTCTTCAATATAGATATTTACGTTATTGTGAATATAAGGACCACCTGTTACAATTGGCTCTACCTGAGTAGCCTTTGTTCCAATTGGAATACTAAAGTTAAGTGGTGTGGCCTTATTACTACCAAGACGGAATGTAACATTCTTGTATATGTTCACATTTGCATTTGAACTCATAATTGAAGGATCTGTATCATCAATCACGTTTAAGAAATTTGAATAACGGAAAATACCTTCAAACTTTTCGAGAACATCGTTACTATATTTTTCAACAGCAGTAATTACCTTTGATTGTATTTCACCCTGTGAAAGAGATGTTAAGTTTGAGTTATATTTAAAAACTGAATTTACGTATATAAAAAGAATTTCGGGATCTACGATTTCAGGTTGAATTGCTAAAATTCTTTTTGAATCAACTAAGTTGAGTAATCTTTCTTTTTCGACATTCGATAAAGTAGCTGCATCATTTGGCTTAGCCGATATCAACACTTTTCCATACTTTGGTGGTACGTTATCTTCACCACCCCAAACCGAAAGGGATTGTAAATTTGAAAATTCTTTATTGATTACCGCAACGTAGTCTGATGCAGAAACCGCACGATTTTGTGTAATAAAGGAAAGAGGTGCAGTGAACTTAATACTTTCGATTCCTTCACGATCTGCACCACTTCCACTTGTTGAAAGAGTTGTAATCGAAACAAGAGAACTTGTATTACTTGGATTTGAACCTGCAAATGTAAATGATTGAATGTTATTTGCTTCAATACCATTTGTTTGTAAATATTCAACCTCAACTATATTTGCCGGATCGAGTTTCTTACCAAGAACACCATCACCAAATTCAACTTGGAAAAACTCTTGGTGATTTTCATATAAGAAATAAACTGGAGCATCACCACTAATATTTGTAAAACTCTCAAATCGATTAAATGTTTCGGAAGCTTCGGTATTTGCTGCATCATATACTTTTACCGACATATGCTGTGTGTCAATCTTCGGATCAGCAATAACAAACTTTTGATTCTCGATATTTGTATCAACGTCAAATGTTCGTGTCTGTAATTGACCTTCGTAAATTGTAACCGAATCAAATATAAATTCAATTGCACCAGTATTTCCATTCACCGTCGCCGGAGCGCTGTAAGCAGCAAGTGTAATAAAACTATATGTAATACCATCAACTATACCAGTAAAAGATGAACCCTTCGGTAAAGAAGCGACCGATGTAACCTGTGCACCGGCTGCGCCACTAAAAACTAATTTGACTTCTGCAATTGATGCTGTCTTACTCGCAGGTGTATAACCTAATAGCTTCGCACGTGATACTACATTTGCTCGAACCTGTGCTGAATCGAGGAATGATTCATTTAACGCAGTATGAGCATTGACCGCGTTATAGTGAGTGTTATATGCTAATACGTCAATTAACGTGTTTAAACCCGAACCGTTAAAGTCCCAATCCTTAAATTCAGAATCTTGTCTCTGAAAGTATTCTTTAATATTGTTTTTAATCTCGGTAAAATCGAGTTCTGTTACATTAAGTGAATGTTTGCTCATCGTAGTCTCTCTAAATAAAATTCTATGTTATCGTTTGTATCGGATATCACTATTGTATATCCAATATTTATCTTATACGCATTACGGTCTGAATTATCAAATACCTCGACTGTGACATTTGTTACTCGTGGTTCATGATCTTCCAATACACGAAGTATCTCCTCTCGTAAAGCAATTGCAGTACCTACGTCTGCAGGCTCAAAAAGTAATGCAGTCACGTTCGAACCCAAAAACGGCTGAAACGGCCGATCT